GCAAAATCATTGACCCCACCATTCGCCGTATGCGTATGCGGGATTTATTCCCCGTGTTTACTTTGGAGGTTGGTTTTGGTTCGTTGATTATCCCTATTTTCTCTGAAAAAGAGGGAGGTACAGCATACCAAACAGAAGGCGCGGCAAAGGCGGCTATCGACTACAACACCAATACAAAAACCTATACACCGCAAACCATTGCTGGTGTGATTGATGTGTCACGTCAAATGCTACGTCGGATTGAATGGTTGTCAACCTATATTCAGCGTCACGCAATTGCAAACCTCTTGAATTTCGAGGATAACGCATTGATGAATGGCGACGGTACGGGCGAGGTTGAGGGCTTGACTACTGTTATCCCCGCCTACACTGCAAGCGGTTTGGCCGCCTCTGCCACTGACCACTATTCTAAGTTGGTCAATGCTCGTGCGCAAATCAAGAAGTTGCGTTTTATGCCATCAGCCGTTTTGGTTGACCCGGTAGATGCCGCCGATTTGTTGATTACAAAATCAGGCGCGGGTGAGTTTACTTATCCTGGTTTGGTAACGAGTGACGGCTTACGTTTGGTAGGTATGCCTATCGTTGAAACCGACATTGTAAGTTCATTACAGTTTGTAATGGGCGACTTCTCACAATCAGAATTGTTTGTCGAGGAGGCTTTGACGGTTCGTATGAGCGAAGAATCAGGCGACAACTTTAAGAAAAACTTGGTAACGATCCGCGTAGAAGAAAGCATTTTACTTGCCAACTACTACGCAAATGCCTACTTGAACGGAACATTTGTTACGGCGGTCTAATAATGGAACGATACGGGCTTGATATAAAAAGGGATGCTATCGGGGCAGAACCTGCAACAATCGAAGGGGTAAAAGCCCTTTGCGGTATTGATTTTGCAGATGATGACGCGACAATAACAGCCCTTTGTATTCAAGCCCGTAAAGAAGCCGAGCGTTTTTGTGGACGGGTTTTTATTGATACGGATGTAACGGTTTATGCGGAGTATTGGGTGGGTTCTTATGAACTCCCTTACGGTCCGGTATCAGGTAATTTACTAACGGTCAAGGATGCGGACGACAACGATTTAACGGACTACAAACTAAAAGGAGTAGGTTTTAAAAAGTTGGATATTTCAGCACCCGACGGGGTTTATTTAACCTACCGTTCAGCGGGTTATCCAGACGATGCGAAGACCGCTATTGAAATGCTGACTGCCTGTTTATATGATGCCTCCTTTGTGCCAATGTTTAAAGCCGATGCCTACGCTATACTAACGAATTACCAACGCGCTATATGATAGTGATTGCAAGGATGGTATTCAAAGACAAAGAAGCCGATTTATTACGTGCCAAAGGCGATACGTGGGAGGTTTCCAACGAACGCGGCAAGTTGTTAATAAGTCGCTTTGTATGCTTTGAGGTTCCCGAATCTACCAACGATGTACAACCTAAAACACAGAATAACCCTACGCAGGATAGCGGTAAGCGTGGACGCGGGGGGCGGAAGAGTCGAGGGTAGTCCAACGGATTACAGTACCGTAGCAGACGTATCGGTTGATAATTCCAATTGGCAGTTTGAGGGTGAACAGCGCAGGATAGGACAGGCTTTTAAGGTGGCTATTCGTAAACGTGCAGACTATACCCCGCAAATCGGCGATACTATTCTTTGGCGAGACAATACGCTCACGATCACGGGTATTCAGTTGATTATCAAGCAGCGTCAATGGTGGGAAATAAAAGCCTTAGCGGTTTATGGTCAGAGTTGAAGGAGTAGAGCCGCTTAGAAGAGGCCTAAAACGGTATGCTGATGAATTTCCAAAGGCTACCAAAGAGGCTATTCAAATAGCTGGCTTTAATCTACAGGCAAGGGCAAAAAGGTCTGTTCCTGTTGATACGGGAAAATTAAGACAGTCTATCGTAGTTGATATATCTGAGGATGGATTTACAGCAACTGTAACCGCAGGTGGCGCAATTGCCCCTTATGCCGCTTATATCGAGTTTGGTACAGGCGGGGCGGTAGAAATACCCGAAGGATGGGAAGAAATCGCGGCAGCATTTAAAGGAAAAGGGATTCGGAAGGTGAATATACAGGCACAACCATTTTTAGCCGACAATTTCAGGAAAGAGCGAAATCGACTGACGGCTCGAATTAAAAAAGCAATTGCCAAAATTCCATGAAAGACGCATCTTACGCTTTGAGGGTTGCCTACTTTGCATTACTGGACGCGGTGCTTTCTGTATGGGTATGAAGTGCGGGAGGCCAATGCTAACAATCGGGCACGGTGTATTATGGCGGCTTTTATTGGCGAAGACCCGCAAAAGATTTGGCCGTTGTTTACCGATGACAAAATCATAGAGATTGACGAAACACCGCAGGAAGCACTTAAACGATTTGCTTCTCTAATGGGAGCTGCATAATGGAAACAAGAATAACCGCCATACTTTCTGCAAGGGTTGATGCCTTTATAACTGGCATTAATCAAGCGGCTACGCGTTTGCAGAAGTTTGGCGAAGATGCGGAAAGGCACGGTAAAGCATTGTCGGTTGCAGTCTCTTTGCCCCTTGCAGTAGTAGGATACAAAGCCATTGAAGCAGCTACCAAAATGGATTCTTTGGGTAGAGGCTTAATTGCCGTTACAGGCTCAGCCGCAGCCGCAGCAGGGGAATTGATTAAACTTCGTGAAGTGGCAAAATTGCCGGGTCTTGGATTGGAAGAGGCTATAAAAGGCTCAATCAATTTACAGGCGGCGGGATTTAGTGCCGACTTATCAAGAAAGGCTTTATTGGGTTTTGGGAACGCTTTGGCAACCGTAGGGAAAGGCAAGGCCGATTTAGACGGTGTTATTACGGCTCTTTCTCAAATAGCTTCTAAGGGTAAAATAAGTGCCGAAGAAATTAACCAATTAGCCGAAAGAGTCCCGCAGATTCGCAAGATAATGGAGGCCGCTTTTGGTACTGCCAATACCGAAGTCTTGCAAAAGATGGGTATTGATAGCCAAACATTTGTAGAAAAAGTTACCAACGAATTAAATAAGCTACCCAAAGTGACAGGGGGGATGGGTAATGCTTTTGAGAATTTTAGCGATACCGTTACTAATTCATTTGCCAGTATCGGTGAAGCTATAAATAATGCCGTTGGTATAGCATCAACCCTTGATAAGGTTTCAAAAGTAATTGAAGGACTAACAGAAAGATTTGCGGCTTTGTCACCTGCTATGCAAACCGTTGTAGTAGCAACTGCGGCTATAATGGCAGTTTTGCCCGTTTTAATGGGCGCAATAGGAGTATTTACTACAACTATCCTACCTGCTTTGACGGCGGGTTTTGCGGCGTTAAACACCTCCCTTGGTTTGGTGGGTATTGCCGTTGTTGCTCTGGCAGTTGCCTATACAGCACTAAAAAGCAGTACCGATGGCGTAGCAAATGCTACCTCCGTAAAAAACAGCGCGTTAGTTGAAGCAAAGAAGCAACTAAAGGGCGCGGTCGAAGGAACGGGCGAATACATACAGGCATTGAAAGACCTGCAAGCTGAATATATTAAAACCCGCATTGTTGAACTTGAATCAGACTTAGCCAACCCTACCTTTTTAAGTCGTTTAAAAGCTACCTTTTTGGGTGGCGGGAATATGCTTTTAGGCGCAGGTGATGTTATAGCGGGACAAGTTCAGGAGTTGGCAGAACTGAGAAAAGCCTACGGAGAAGTTTTTAACCCGACCGAAGTAAGAGAGCCGAAGAAAGAGAAAAGAAAGGCTACAGAGGAGGAGTTGGCCGCCGCAAAGAAAGCCCTTGACGACTACGTAAAAGCCCAATCAGACGCTTCAAAATCAGTCATTGACTCACTGCAACGGGTTAGAGATATTTCTATTTCCTTAATCAAAGACGAAACCGAAAGAAAGAGGGAAGAGCTAAAAGCACAGGCATCCGATAGACGCGCACAGGTAGAAGTAGAAGTTCAAAGCGAAATAGTCAAAGCAAGGGAGATTAAGGCGATTAACGAAAAGTTAGCGGCTGATTTAGCGGAGATTGAGAAGAAAAGCCGAACGCTTGGCGGGTTTGATGTAAAAAAACAAGAGGGTAAACAAGTTCGATCTGCCGGAACATCCTCACAGGCGCAAAGCGGATTGATTGCTGACGTTCTTGCAAAATCAAGCAAACTGCCGGGACTAAAAGAGTTTATGGAAAAGGCAGACCAAGCCATTGAAGACGTAAACAATAAAACACAACAAATGAGAGAAGCGGCTAAGGCAATGGGCGCAACTCTCAGCGATACGTTTGCTCAGTTTGGCGAAGCTGTTGCAAGGGGTGAAAACCCGTTTAAAAACTTCGGAAAGACAATGTTGGGCTTTTTGGCTGATGTGCTTCAACAAATATCAAGAAAAATGTTAGCGGCAGCAGCAGCATTTTTTGCCGGTGTTCCATTAACAGCAGGGTTAACCGCCCCGCAAGCCATACGAATGGCGGCAGCGGGGGCAATATTGGGCGCAGCAGCAGGGGCAATGAGAGTTCCCGCACTCGCCAAAGGCGGCGAAGTATTCGGGCCAACTATCGCAATGGTGGGAGACAACAAGAACGCACACATTGACCCCGAATTGGTGGGGCCAAGTTCTGTTTTTAGAACGATGATGCGCGAAGAGTTGGGCGGTGGCGGCGGCGGGGCTTCTTACGGCATCCTTCGCGGTTCAGATATTTATTTGGCAGGATTCAGAGAAACAAAAATACAGGATAGTTTTTTACGCTGATTTATGGCTTATGGCTTAAAATATTACTATGATTTTTCAGATACCGAACCTAAAACGGCGCGGGTGAATCTCTATGAGTTAGATTATACGGGCGATGTGGCAGAACTAACCGCAGGAAGTACGCCCTTTTCTGCTACCAATCGGGCAGATAGCAAATATACCGCCATAAACGGAACTGTCTTTGAATTACAGGCTTTTGAACAACCCGCGCAATTTGTAGGGCAGCCCGATTTTAAACTAATTGATATTTACCCTCAGCAAGAAAGAAGCGTTTATTTTGAGTATAGATTAGACCCATTGGGAGCCAATACCCTACTACATAAGGGATGGCTTATTGCCCCGCGTTCGGGCGTGAGTGTAAAAGGCGGGCAGCAGATAATTAGTTTTAGTGCTACATGTGGGTTGTCGCAGTTAAAGAATGAAGATTTTACGGGACTGGACGAAAGGCAGACGTTTTTTAATACCCTTAAATTTATCCTGCTTAAAACGGGGCTTGATTTGCCGTTTCGGATCGCTTCTAACTGGACTTGGTATGATTCTACATTGAGCGAGCAGCCTATCTTTACCGCCAAATATCATACTGAGGCGTACTATACCGACGGGGAACGTCCAAAGAACTGCGCCTATGTACTAAAACAGATACTTGAAATAACCAATTGCGAACTATTCCAGGAGGATGGCTTTTGGACAATACGAAACGTAGAACTTGCCAAAAATGAAACTATCCTGTATGATACCTATACCAAAGACGGGGCTGTGATAGCCGCCGACGTTTCGGTAAGTCAGGAGGTAGAGATGGATAAAATCACTTGGAACTTCTCTGCTAATACAAAACAGCAGATAGAGTCCTCTATTCGCACCTTTACCGCCGACGTAAAAAGCGGGAAGTACGCTAATATCATCGTAAATGGTCGTTTTAAAAATGTAGTGCCATTTATTAACTCAAAGCAGTACTACGATTGGGATAATACCATAACGGATTCACGGGCTTATGTAGGGCAATTCCGTATTGAGGGGTCATTGGAGGAGCCGCCGGTTCCTGACCCTGATTTGGAGTTTGACGATTTTGCGGCAATGATTATCGCCATAGAGGACTATTACACCTACTTACGCGAACACGTACAGAAGTGCGATTGGACACCCATTAACCAAACCCAACTTAACAACGGTGGTTCGTTGGAATTGAAAGGAAAGTTTAAGGCAGTAGGCGGCACATTTTATACAAGCCCTGTTTATCTGCCTATCAGTATTCAATTAAAATCGGACACGGGTGATATTTACTACTATACCGCAAATAAGAAATTAACACTCGAAACTTCGCACAATAAAACGTATCAGGACGGTGGGCTATTCCATTTTATTCCTTATACGCCTGAATTTGACACGGACGACAAAAAGACGTTTACGATCACCATTGACGAGTCGGTAAGATTTCCTAAGATATTCAACTACTTCACCCATATCTCAATTGGGGTACATAACCCTGTGATTAAAAACGGAGGCTTTACGGGCGAAGAATATGTGGACGTAAACTATTTAGAGGTTCGTTTAAAAGCCAATTCGTTTGAGGAAACCCACGAGGTCAAAAACGACAATGCCGCATCTGATACAGAAGTAAATCTATCCTTTGATTTTGGACTGGCAGAAACTACAATCCTTGAAAACACTTCTTTATTGGTCAATACCGACGAAGACGAGCCTATCTATTTTGATGCACCCAATGTAAGTGATAGCGATTTTGGCAATCCTATTGAGGTATGTTTAAAACGTCGTGCAAAGCAATTCGTAAGACCTCAATTGA